CAGCATGATAAAGCTAGAGAACAATGCCAGCCCTTCAGTGAAAGCAGAGATAGCTGCAATCTTAATAGGTAGTGAAATCTTTTTATTATTTACACTAGACAGAAAGTACTCATGCTTCTCACGCATAGCATCGTACTCTAAGAACTCATTGTAAGTGGAGTCAGGCATACCTAAAGATTCTATCAAGTGTGAGTACGCTGCAATGTGTAACGCTTCCCTAGCCGCAAAGCCTGAGAGCATCATGCGTACTTCAGGTTGTGGGAAGTTAGGTAGGTAGTTATCTATATACCCACCAGCTACATCAATGTCAGACTGCGTAAAGAACCTGAAGATGTTGGTAAGAAAATACTTCTCCTCTGTGGAGAGGTTGTTCTTCCAATCCTTGATGTCTTCAATCATAGGTACTTCAGTATGTAGCCAGTGAGATTGCTCATGCTTTAGCCATAGGTCATAGGCCCAAGGGTAGTGAAAGGGCTTAAAGTAATTACGCTTATCCTGTAGTTTTAACTTATCCGTCATAAGGTCTTGCTCCTCTGTTATCAATCCACCTACGTGGGATATCCTCTTCGTGCTCAAAATCATGCTTGCTGTTGGACACAGCGCAAATGAAGCTGGTGAAAATTCCATAGCCTTTCTTTCTAAGATGACAGTACCATTTATAAATCATATCACAAGGAATCTCTTAACCTTTGTAACAATAGTTCTTCATCTCTGATTGTCTTAAAAACAATGACTGATCTCAACTCATGGCACATACGAGATACTGGCATTGCCTGATGTTTGGTATCTGCGTGAAATACTAATAATCTATTACCAATGTAATTACAATATTTATGAATATTTTTTTCTTCCTTATCCCATAAAGCTGTCCCACCTAACCAATGAGGTTTCCAATCAAGACGAGGGTAATATATAAAAGTATAATCCCCATCATCTGTATGTATATATGGTTCGACTCCAAAAGTATGGGCATTCATATAAACTCGTTTTAATTTTACAGGAACATGAAATTTATTTTTAGCTGCTTCAAGAAGAGGTAATAAATATTCATAATTATATGTTATTAAATCATCTTCACTACCTGCAATACGTATACCAAAATGAGGATATATTGTATCACCATATATTTTTTTATTACTTTTTCTAATTGAATGTTTATTATATTCCCATGATAAATTTCTAACCCTATCATGTACATCTTCAGCAACACTGTCTCGTAGTAGATTATCATATACCCAAAACATATCGTTAACCCTCACACGCTAGACAGTCTTCACCAATCACTAAAGACTCTATGTTAATCTCTTTAATAATCTGTCTCTCAATCTTACGACTAACCTTATCAGCTTTACCAATCTTTTCAGAGCGACAGTAGTACATAGTCTTAACGCCCTTCTTCCATGCCATGAAGTGTACAGCATGAAGGTACTTAATATCTACGTCTGGCCTAAAGAATACATTAAGGGATTGAGATTGGTCTATAGCTTTCTGTCTATCAGAAGCATGTTCTATTACCCACCGTTGATCTATTTCCATAGCGGTCTTAAACAATTCTTTCTCTTCAGCATCAAGACACCTTAGATGTTGCACTGATCCATCATTAGCTATGATTGAAGACCAGATGCGATCATAGTTAAGCTTACTATCTTTATCACATTTTTCTAGAAGAAGTTTGTCTAAGAATTTATTCTTGTTTAGAAACGAACCACTAAGAGTATCTTGACGATAGGCGTTGGCTCTCCAAGGTTCAATTGATGGTGATGTATTACCCATGATAATTGAACTGCTGGCATTAGGCGCGATTGCCATAACGTGACTACATCTGAGTCCTGTTCCTGCTGCATCTGGAGCTTCGCCTCGTATCTTTCCCAAGTACTTATTGGCTTCGTTAAGTTTAATTCTAACGCTTTTAAAGATGTTATTGTTGACGAGCTTGGCGACAAGATGATCAAAGGGGATCTTGCTTTTTTGGAGGTAGGCGTGGAAACCCAAGGCTCCAACTCCGACTGAGCGTTCACGCATGGCACTGTACCTAGCGCGACTGATAGTATCAGGAGCATTGTCAATAAAGTTCTGGAGCACATTGTCCAGCATTTCCAATGTGTCCTGTAAAAATAGCGGGTCATTTTTCCACTCATCATAGTATTCTAGATTAAGTGAACTCAAACAGCAAACCGCAGTACGCTCTGAGTTAGTGGGAAGAATAATTTCTGAGCACAGATTAGATTGGTTTATTTCTAATCCTTTTTCCTTAAGCCAAAAAGGTAACCGATCATTAGAGGTATCTATAAAATGTATATAAGGCTCACCTGTCTGCATACGCATCTCTAGTATACGTTGCCATAGTTCTTTAGCACTTACTGTTTCTCTAACCTGCTTAGTGTGGGGGTCTATTAGCTCCCAACTGTCATCATCTTCAGGGTTTGTCATACAGTTTTCTACAAGCTGCATAAACTTATCTGAGATATTAATACCATGATGCAGGTTAAGGCACCTAAAGTTTTGGTCACCTGTAGGTTTACGCATCTCTAAGAATAATAAAATATCAGGGTGATCAATATTGAGGTAGGCTGCATAGCTACCTCTACGAGTTTTGCCCTGCCTGTACGCAAGGCTAGACGCATCATACATCTTAAGGTGTGGCATCATGCCTGTAGACTTATCGTCTGCTGAACGAATACCAAAGCCTATGCCGACACCACCGCCATACATAGACAACCAGTTAGTCTCTGATAGATTATCTACTAAACCCTCTGCGGTGTCTTCAATGTAATTAAGATAACAGGAGATAGGAAGACCCCGCTTAGAACGTCCGTAAGATAAGACAGGGGTGGAATAAGATAGCCAATGCTTAGAGGAATACTCATACAATCTCTGAGCGTGTTCGCTGTTTGAAGAGAATGTTTTAGATACAAAAGCAAATCTTTCCTGTGGGGAAAGCTCACTGTCCAACATGTAAGATTCTTTAAGACGAGCAATCCCTAGCTCATCAAAAAGATTATCCCTACTTGGGTTAATAGTAATGCCATGATGACTTATCTGAGACATAAAATTTAGCTCCTTTCTGCTTCAGAAATAGATGTAATAACTAATACACTTAAGTTTATGGAGTATTAACTAAGACGTTAGTTTAATATCACTCTTAACAACCCATACACTGTAGCCCTTTCTCACTTCCTCAGATTCTACCCATACTTTATAGGTCTTACCTCTCTTGCGCCAGTAGTTA